TCTGAGAATCCTGCCTTACCTGCCTTATGTCGTGCCATTGCATCTTTAGTGTTTGGTGCTTGTTCTTTAAGTCCTGGACTTCTTAATGCCATATATTTTGACTGTAGTTCTGCTTCTTTCCATGCAGTTGCAATTTTATTTGAAGGGAACTTAGATGACCAACCTTGTAAGTAACTGAATAGTTTTGATGCCTTTGCATCTAAGGCACTTATATCATCATCGTTCTTGACTTCAATGAAATCACTTTTGAACATTGACTTGAATTGTTTTAGATTCTTTTGTGCTGACAACCAATCTTTTTCTACGATTTCAGGTGGAAGTTTTCTTGCCCTCATCTCATTTCTTTTTTGTGCATTACTGAGACTTGCATTGACATAGACCATTTTATATTCATAACCTAATTTGTCTAACATCTTCTTATAGTTTGAAATCTTTCCTGACTTTGCAGAAGTTGTATCAAAGATAAGACCTAATCTTCCATTAATGTATGCATCTAAGTTTTTCCCTGTAATCTTTTTGGCCTTTGCACGAATACCATCTCTTACTTGTGGGTCAATTTTTCTTAAATCTAGGGATAATCCTGCTTTCTTTAGACCTGATTCAAAAGCACTATCTGTATTGACAAGTTTCAACCCTAATGCTTTGAGACCTAGTTTGTTAACAACTGTAGATTTTCCAGAACCAGGACCACCCATTAAGAAAACTGCCTTAAATGTTCCTGGGTCATAAACACCCTCTGTAATTAAGTCTTCAACCATATACCAAGGCATAGTTTCTTCTACAATACCCATACCTTTTCTGATATCTTTGTATAAGTTTTCTATATCTTTTTTGTTTCTAGTTGGAACACCTTGTTTAAAATTATCAAAGTCACCGTCTTCTGCATATGCTCTCATTTTTGATGCAGACATTCCTGATACATCATCTGCATCGGGGTCTCGTTCACCTGCAGATATGATTTCTATCTCTTCGAACTTATAAAATCCATGTCTTGCTTTGACACCATTGTATTTCTTAATAAGTGAATCGAATTCTTTGACTCTATCTGAACCAACAACCATTCTAATGTGAGTGTATTTTTGTCTTTGTAGTTCGTTACAGATATCGAATACAGTTCTAGCATCTGCATCGACTACGATTCGACCAAAGAATTTTCTTAGATATGATATCTTTTGTTTATGTGAAAGTGGATTTTTCTTTCTATCGTTTGAGTGTGATGTGAACAATAATACATTATAACCACCACTTGATGCCTTTTTAAGTTTGTCTACTAACTTTGCATGACCTGTTGTTGGTGGATTAAATCTTCCAAATGTGAATACTGCACCTTTCATATTATTTGTCCCAATTCTTTTGTGCCGTGAAGTTATTGAATGCAAACTCCATTCTATCTACAAGTTTGACGGCACTTCCTGTTCTATCGATTGCAACATATCCTTCTGGATTCACCGCTTCAAAACCTGTTGCAGTCTTCTTAAAAGTTCCTATACTCTTTACTCTATTTAGTGCAACGATAATAATCTGTTTTGCAATGACTAGATTCTCCATGAACTTTGTTAGATTGGTTATGAACTTGTTTAGTGAACGAAGTTCTGCATAGAGTTGTTCACCAATCTCTCTCTTAATCTCTTTTGTCTTTTCCATTTTAACTTTGCCAACTACTTTATCTCTCCAATAGTTCTCAAAGTGTTTCATGTATCCTGCATATGTTGGTTTGTAAGAACCACCTCTGATTTGTGCATTACAATATGTTTTGTATGATGCACCTGCACCTTTCTGTTGTATCGTTGCCTGTAGTTCCATAAACTTCTGTAAATCTTTTCGTGTGATTCCATGAAATGCTTTACCTGTTGCAGACAATACTTGTGTAAGTTTGAGTGTTTCTTTTGCAGTCATGGTGGAATTACCTGATACATCTTTATAAGTTGCATCATCAATCCATACATCTGATGAACTTCCAAGACTCGATGTTTTGGCACCAAAACTTGCAGATAAATCTTCTATAGTTCCACCTGAATATGTGGTGTGGAAAACTATTCCCATTTTAGAGTTTGCAATTTGTTTACCTAAGTCTGATTTGACATCTACTGCATATAGAATAGTGTTTGGTTGAAATGTAACATAAGACTTACCATCAATCTTCTGCATCTTCTTATCATTGGTATACATTAAATCACCTTGCATGATTGTATTCCAAGATAGTTTAGATAAACATTGAAATGCTGTTAAAAACTTTTCTTTGAGTTGACCTGAGAGTTCAGAAGCATTGTTTATTTCTGACTCTGATGTGTAGTAAAGTGGTGTTTTATTGAAAAGAGATTTCTTTGCAACAAAGAATTGACCTGTTTCTGGATGTTTTCCACAAAAGATTGCAGGTGCTCCGTCCCATTTGACGGTCATATTAACAGAACTGTTTGAATTTCCTTTCATCATGTCTCTAAGACCTTGAAGAAAGTTTATTGCACCACGACCTCCATCAATCCCTTGATTGATGATTTCGTCTTCTAAATGTTCTAAATGTAGGTTTTTTGCGCCCATAATAGTAGATTATACACCATTTTTAATGTGTTTGTCTACTATTTATGTCTTTTTTAAGTTGTATCTATTCAGGTTGAACAACTGCAGTATAAGATGTGTTATCATTTGCATCAGCTTCTTTAGCTAACCATGCAGTTTTTTTACTGTTTAATGCATCTAAGTCTGCTTGAATACTACTGTTTCTCCATGCAAGTGTAGAATCATCACCTTTAGTTGTATGGTCTTTATAACCAACATATGTGCTATGTGTTCCTAAAAGTGTTTTATATTTGTCCAATTCACTTGCAATCATTGTATGTAAATCTGAATCAGAAGTTGAGTCTGAAAGGTCAGTTCCAAATTCTTGAACACCTGCATTTGAATGAGCAGCCGCAGCTGTTTTGAATTGGGCATTCGTTATATCTGATGCCAATCCTTCTAAGAAAGAAACATAAACTAATAGTTCTGCTTTGGCAGATTCTAGTGCATCTATTCTAGGTTGAATATTATTATCTATTTCGTCTTGGTATACACCCATTTTTTATCCTCAGATTAGGTTTTAATACCTTTATTTAGGTTTTTGAAAGCGGAGTGGAGTGTAATTTATCTTCGATTTTATCTATTTTTTCAGATAATTTGGTGATAGTCTTTTCGTCTGACTCTTTTTTTGCCGTGCGAAGTTCTTGCTTCAAAGCTATCTTCTTTGAAATCATACTAATTACTTCATCACTTTTTAAATTCTTCGCCATAATACTAAAAACATATTGTATACATCTATTTATGTTTTTTTGATGTTTATCACTTCAGCATCTTCAAAACATTTATGAATATCTCTGTTTGGTATTTGAACTTTGTATGATGTATCACTCTTAGAAATGATAACCGCAGAAGCCATAAACACCTTTTTGATGCATTTCTTGTATAAAAATAACTGAACTAAGTCTAAACAATCTTTCTCCATCGACATTTCACCTAGAATTGGGTGATTGTGAGTGTGAGTTCCTTTCGAAACTTCATATGTAACAAGACCTAATCCATCTTTTAACTTCTCATATGCCTCTTCTAATCCTTTTTCTTTTGAAGTAGTCTTCACAAAAGAACAGACTTCGATAGGACCGAATGAACCATGTTTCTTTGATTTAGTTTCTGCAATTCCTACCGCATCAGCACCTTTCTGACTCGTTGCATCTGGATGAATTACTCTATCAATCCAATTACCATACTGACCACTATTCTTTTCATTCAAGTCTTCATCAATCCATACTCTAGGATTATCTGTAAATCTCTGAATGTAATCAGAGTATGTTTTTACTCTTCTATCGTTGGTGACCATAATGTCTCTAAATAATTTCTATCTTTCTTCTTCAACTTGAACAATGTATTCATCACATTGTAATCTAATGTTGCAAGTTTGTTCTTTTGTAAAGTATCTTTTGTCAAGTAACCCATAGAGTGTTTCTTAGCATAGTTAATGTATGCCATGGATATTGCCTCTGTATTTAAGAAAGGAACATCTTTCACATCAAAGTTATCAAACACACCGTCTTCTGATTTTTCAATCAATCTTGCAAGACAAAGTAAATCTTCAATGATAATCTCTTCTGGTTTGATGTATGCAGTTTGCATTATCTTTGATGCAGTAATGAAAGAATCGGAACTATAATACTTGTAGAATTTATTTCCTTTCTTTGGTGTTACTAACAATGCATTAAATATATCTTGTAACTTGTCGATTCTTGGTGCATCTGGATAAAAATACCCATGTTTAACATCAATGTTTGCTTTACCAAGAGTCGTTAAAACTGATTGTGCATCTTCATATTCAGAAGTGTTCTTAGGGAAACACAACCATGCTTTGTAAATGTTAATGAACTGAACTTCATTTGAAATAGAATTCTTTATCACAAATCTTTGTGCTTCAATTTCTTTCTCTTCTTGTAAAGTTAATCCTTCTTCATGTTCAGTTGG